GGCTGTGGTTCCCATGTGCCTGGCACAGTATATACAGATGGATGTGATGCAAAAGTCATTAGTCCTCCCATGTAATATCAGGTTCTAGAGCTATATAGTAAGTCAAGTCGTATTCAGATGACTTAAACTGTGACAAAAGTTTACGAGATATTTTCACATCATATGTGCCTGGCACAATCTTGATGTTCTCTACCTTGAAATGTAATCCAAACTTTTTGTCTGTCTCACCAACTACAATAGAGAAGTCATTAGAAGTATCATTCTTACGATCTGCTACAACCATTTTAATTTCTGAACCATCACCAACAACAGATAGATCTGTTAGATGATATACTGCTGCAGCCTTGAGTAGCCTGTCAAGTTGTGAACTCTTAAGTGTAAATTCTACATCAACTGTAGGAAGAGAGATTGATTTCTCAGGTGGAGAAACTATTACACTAGGATCAGCGAAGAAATACTTTGACTTCTGTTTTCCTTCTTTGATGTTTACAAAACTATCGCCTGTAAAATTCAATTCTGGATCATGAAATAATCCAAGTGAGTTTAAGAACTGACTTAGATCATATACTCCAAATTCTTGTGGAAAATCTTCATCAATATTTGCTTCTGCGAGAATGTTTTTCATCACAGAAATAGTTCTCAGTGAGTTACCTTGCTTGAACAAAATAGATTGATTGATAGTTGCAAAGTTTTTGAGTAGGTTGATAGTTCTATCAGAAAGTTTCATCGGTAATTTAGTTGCTGTCGTCATTAAAAGAAAAATGATGTAGAAGTGTACAATAGTGAATGGCTTTTAGAATATCCTTTCTATTCTTACCATCTTTTTTGCCGAATCTCGAAAGATATTTGATTGCATTGGATCGGCAAAATGCTTCCGCATCTCCAATACTTTCTATGAGATCTAGGGTTTGCATCTTACCCTTATCTCCAGTATAGTGCAATTCGTAAGTTTTGGCAATATAATCCTCTGCTTGTTTAAGAATTACATCTTCCTCATACTTAAATGTTTTGGTTATGTATGGAGGAACTGTGTTCTGTCCAAAGTGATGAGAATACTGATCATCTACATCAGCCATCCAATCTCCTTGACAGGCAGAGGCAATTTCTTTCTCTGACATTTGTGAAGCACTAGTTGTATTGTCGTAGAGGGCGGTATTCCCATAACCTAATGGCTCCATACCCATCATATGATCGAAGGCTTCTCCATAAAAATCATAATCATCACCATTACATGCTTCCTCATCAGGAACCTCTGGTGGCCATGGAGAGCCTGGTGTCCATTCAAATCCACCACTTTTCTCAATCCAATCAAGGTCTTTATCCCTTTTGTCCTCAACATTACTCCAAGGTATTTCCTCAAAGTAATCGCCTTGAATTACCTCTCTCTTATCGCTAAAAGGTTTTCTGCGAGTTACAGTTTTACCACCATCAGGTGATTCATAGATGTACTTTTCTTTGTCCATTAGTGGGTAATCCTCTTCAAATGTGCCATTCATAATTGAACCAGCGAGACTCCATGCGTTAACCATAGGTAAATAAGAAATCGTGAACTAGACTATCTGCTTTTTCTTTACCAAACTTCCCTGCAAGATATCCTCCTACTGGATCTAGTTTGGTCATGTAAGCATCGAAGTCTTTGTAGTGGCTGGTATCTGTTCCACTTGGCCTTTCTAATTCTACCATTTCTTTATACTTTGTCAAGTATTGTTTAAACATATCTAAGTGTTCGTCAACGTCAGCAAACGTACAATACCTTACAAAGATGTTTTCTGAGAAATGATTTCCCATTTCAAAAAATCGATAGTCTTGTTCTGCCTTTGGTAATCCAGGCACAGAGAACAGATACTTCTCTTTAGGATGTTGAAAGTCAAATACGATAATAACTTTCTTTTCAAAAAATCCCATCAAATCCATACCAAAGCAAGGTAAGTTACTTCCTGTCTTGGGATAGATGATTGTATTGTAGATACATGATTTATCACTCCATATATCCACTTCCCTAGACTTGATAAAGTATGGGTTGGTATAGGTTCTAGCAGTTAAGTTAGTACCTTTACCTTCCCAACAAGCCCACTCGGACTCAAACTTTAAGTCTGGAAATGTTTTATACAGAAGGGACTTGTAGTTCTTCCATAGATTCATCAGTTGATGTTTCACCTCCAAAATTTACATCTGCATCTACCTTGTCATATAGATCAAGGAATGCTTGTTTAGTCTCATCGTCAAAACGATTTACACACACTTCAATCGCCTTCTCTTTGTTCTTCCAGATACCGTATGCTTTTACGATATGAACAAGACGGCGTGTAGAAATAACTTCCTCAACACCACCATCAAAGAATGTCTTACGAATGATGTCTCCCCAATCAACAAGTCTCTTACAGAAGTCTTTGTCATCACATAGGAGATTCAAGATCTTCTCTTCGGTCTTGGGACTTGGGTAAGATTGTTCAAAGGTAACTGGGAATCTTTCGAGGAAGGCTTCGTTAAGCACGTTAGTTCCAATAAACCTTCCGTCGTCTGAGCCTTTACCTTTAGTATTAGCGGTTGCGATAACATTGAATCCGTGTGCTGGTTTGACATATCTTCCAATCTTCTTAAGGAAGACTCCAGTTCCCTCAAGGATGCTTTGAAGGCAGAGGATTTTGTTTGATGCAAGGTCGATTTCGTCAAGTAACAATACTGCACCTCTCTCAAGGGCTTCGATAACTGGGCCGTTATGCCATACTGTGGAACCATTAACAAGACGAAAACCACCAATAAGATCATCTTCATCAGTTTCAATAGTGATGTTAACACGAACTACCTCCCTCTTAAGTTGAGCACAAGCTTGTTCTACACCGAAGGTCTTACCATTACCAGAGAGTCCAGTAATAAAACATGGGTAGAAAAGTTTGGATTGAATGATCTTCTTCACATCTTGGAAGTTACCAAACTTGACAAAGTTGGGGTCAACTGCTGGAACTAGATTCTGTTCTACTGGTGGAACAACAGCAGGAGCAGAAAAGGAACTCTCAAGTTTCTGCTTCTTCTCTCTTACTGTAAGATTCCACTTACCTTTTGTGGTCTTGAACTGTGCAAGATATTTTGTCACAGTTTGATATGTCACATCATTCTGAGCACAGTATGCTTTGATGTGTGCAGCGGTAATTTTGTTTCCGTATAGATCTCTTAGAGATGAGATCAACTGGTCTGGGTTCACTTTAGCTTCAAAAGGCATGGTTCATTCTGTAATATGTATTCATTATAATCATAGAAGTGTCAGAAAACCACAGGTCTTGTGACACTAATATAACTGTCTATGCAATGTACTGCATAAATTGTCCTAGAACTTTCTTGTTCATTTTCTTTGCAGACAATGATTTCTTGAAAGCGGCTTTGATCTGTGACTTAGTAGCGTCCTCTTTGACCTCGAAAGAATCATCAGAGTTCAAAGCAGATGAGGATAGAGCAAAGTAAGCATTGTATCCACCACCATCTTCGATCATAACAGATTTGGTTTTCCTCCACTGTTGTTGAAGACCAGCAACTCTGTCCTGATCCCAATCACAGTATCTACGAATAAAACTACTGGACTCACGATTGTCTAAGACTCTGATTCCAATAAAGTTTACGTCAGTAAATTTACCTCTGAGTTGATGTATCAAAGCGGAAGTAAACTCATGATAGTTGTTACCACAGTTATGAGTCTTACCATTGTCATCTCTGATGAAAACAGCACCACTGTGAGTAGAACGTGATCCCATATACTTGTGACCGTCTCTATCAGTAAACTCTTTTGAGAAACTAATTGGATGTGCTTCACCATCTGTAAGAGTGATGCACTGAATCTTCTGAACACCTGTTCTGTTCTTGAACTGTGGGATAAGATAGTTCAGAGATACAAGTGCTTCATTCAAAGGAGTTCCAGATAGACTCAATCCATGAGGAGCCTGATAGTAATAGTTGTTGTTCCAACGACCTCTACTGTCCAGAACTGATGCTGTTCTCCAGATGTTCAACATGTGATGCTCTAGATCTTTTTTCTTGACATCACTTGATAGGAACTCCATCATTGAGAATGTGTTTTCTACAATGAGTTGACCATCCTTGATTGTGTGATGATCAAAAGGTAGATGGTAACTACTTCTGTAATAATCCTCGATTGATTGATTATTGAGATTGGAGTAACGATTCCACTCATTAGTGAAAGCAAATACTTG